TAACGTAGTTGCAGACTTTACCCCCATCATTGGTGATATTAAAGGTGGATATGAGACAGTACAGTTTATTGGAGATGAGCTAGATAAAGAAAATCCTAATTACTACCTAATTGGAGCCTTGGGTGGGCTAGGAGCAGTAGCTACTATTGTTGGATTAGTTCCGGGGGCAGGTGACATTGCACAGAAGGCTATTATGTCTGGGGCTAGGATGGCTGCAGATAGAGCCAACAAACTTGTAGACGCTCTTCCAGAGTATGATCCTAATACAGTGGGTTCTAACCTTGGTAATGTATTTACAGGTAAGGCAACTAAAGAAGAATTAGACCCTGTACGTCTGACGGGTAGTTCTAAAGGGTTCTATAAAAATAAAGCTCCCAATTATGTTCCTGATATTGATGTACAGTCTACTGATCAGGGATTACTAATGCCTAAGAAGGCTTTAAAAATTGAAGATTTAAAAGGTTCTAAACTTATACCTCTTTTAGCTGACAGAACAGATGCAGGTAAAGTTCTTACAGGGCTTAGAGGTGGGGCAAGAGATTATGATTTTGAGGTTCCCATAGACCTTGAAGGTGGTAGAGGATTTATGAGAAATCCTTATACTGGAGCTTTTGCTTCTATGGAAAGTGTTATGAAGTCTCAAGCAAAAGAAGCGGCTGAGATAGGTAGAGAAGGATTTGACGCAAAAGCTATCTATATGTCTATGAGTCCTGAAGGCGGTGACTTTAGTACGATGATGAGTGACGTTGTTATTGAGATGATGAAGCAGTCCCCCATCAAGAAGAAAGATATGAACCAATTAACTAAGTGGGTAAAAACAAATGTAGACCCTAACTTTATTGGATTTGATAATTTAGATGATGCTAAAAAATATTTAAAAGAAAATGTTGTAGGTACAAGAAGACAGCTTATTTGGAAAGAATTAGACAAGGGGGACTATGTTGATAAAGGGTTCCCAACAATGGGGGATGCCAGAGTAGCTATAAGTGATCCTGAGTTATTAATAAGTCCAAACCTTCAGGGAACTTCAGTAGCTAATTTTGATACTTCAGGAAAATTAATCACAGGCCCAGTACAACGACATAGTACATATGATTCTCAAATAGGACCTACGGGGGCTGCAGGGTACGCAGGAGAGTTAGAAGCCGTTCCTTATGAAATATTAATGAGGGATTTCTTTGAATCTCGCAGAGCTAATAACATACCTTCCTCTGGGGATCAGAGGTCATTAACAATGTCTAATATTTCTTCCGAAGTAGATGATCAAATGATTGAGGAAGTTAATCAATATATTAATTTAATAGAACAAGCCGAAAAAGATTTATACATAGACAATATTTCTAAGACACGACAAGACCGAAAGATTTATAAATTTGGTGATAATGGGGGACCACCTCTAAATGATCCACCTCTGACTAATCAAATGGATGCTGCTTTTGCAGATGAATTAGAAATAGGCACAAGTCAATTTAATGTAGAAAATCCAGATGTTGTATTAAAAAATCATACTTTAGATGATTTAGAGGCAATTGATTTAAGTAGAAGTACTGCAGGAGGTCCTAAAAAGAATGTTAAAATAGGAGCCATAGTAAAAGAAGGTGAAGAAAAATCTATCAGGTTGAATTTAAGCTCAAAAATAGACCCAGATGGCCCCCCTGCACCATTTAATAGATTACAGACTGTCCATCCTATTAGATCAAACGGAACTCCTAATTATAGTGAGGCTGAGTCGTATTTACCTGCAGTTACAATTACAGATGGCACATTTCATGTAGACCAAGGCAAAAGAAGAGCTATAGCTGAAGATGGTAAAAAAGTACCTGCTATGTCTGTGCAAGGTAATTTTACCTCTCAAAGAAATGTTCTTAATGAAATGGATGATACGGTTGTTGAAGTAGGTATTAATCCTTTTGATAAACATCTTTTTATTGATATGAGAACAGGACAGGCAGTTAAAGGATTTGATATTGCCACAGTCTACAGAGATAGAGTTTATGCCAAAGGGGTAACCTACTGGAAAAAATCAGAAGCCCCTAAACCTTTACCTGCAAAAGGTGATGCAGAAATTGTAAATCAAGTAAGATATAAATTTAACAAGGGCGGTCTAGTAACGGGCCTAATGTCCCCAGAGGAGATATAATGGAACAAATGAAACCCAGACCAAGACCAGAAGAAGAAATGGACATATCTCCTCAAGCAGAGGCAGGAGATCAATTCTTTGTGCAAAAGGCTGAGAGAGACAGAGAGCTACTAGAACAATACCCATTAAAACCAAGGCCAAGGCCAAGAAACCCAGTAGAAAGTAATCCAGATGAAGCAATTTTAGCTTTAGACCCAATTATGTCGAGAGAAAAACAAAGAGAGCCAGAAGAGCAACGAACTGATGTAGTAACAGAACAGTATGAAGTTGATGGCAGTTCTGTAGAAATACCTGTGCTTATATTTAAAAGTGGCGAAAAGATTGCTTTTGGAAAAGTCCTTCAGAATATAGTTGAAAGAGGAGGATCAGAAGTAACTAATCCTTTAGGCGTTGATCGTATTCAAAAAAATATGGAGGATTTGTCTAACCAAGTAACAAATTTTATTAGACAAAATAACCCTACCAGACAAGAGTTTGAAACTTATTGGTATAACCCACGGGTAAATACAGGGGGATTTCTAACCAAAGATGATGGCATGAAAGGTCGCTCAGAAGAAGACAAAGAGATTGCAGATGAGGTAGAACAGGTAGACGTTTCTGAGGCAGACAAGGATGAAGATGGTTTTGTGTCCCCCTCAGAGCGCGAAGTACAACTGGCGTTGCAAAAGAATGAATTAGTTGATGAGGAAGAGCTAGAGAGAATGAAACCAGTAGAAGCATACCACGGGGGAATGATGAGTTCCTGTGACTGTGGTGGAGACTGTGGTTGCGGAATGGATGATCCAATGGTATCTGGCTATGATGAAGTATCTGGTAATCCAATTCCAATTGGCTCCTCTGCAGAAAATGTGCGTGACGATATTCCTGCTAATCTTAGTGAAGATGAATATGTACTTCCTGCCCATGTAGTTAAGTGGCATGGACTAAGACATATTATGGATTTGCAAAATGAAGCAGAGATGGGGCTCATGTCTATGGAAATGAGTGGGCTTATCCATGAAGTATACGAAGAAGAACCCGATAGCGAAGGCGTTGAGGACTCCGAAGTTCAGGCCACAGATGATACCGAACAAGAAGAAGCCGAAGAGGAAGACGAAACACCCCAAGAAATTCCATCAGACATGATGGATGTAGAGGTCGCAGCCGTAGAGGTTGATGACCATTTAGATGACGAGGAAGATGAAACACTCTATCCAATGTCAAAATCCCTCCCTGCAATTATGAAGAAACAAAAAATAGTTTTTGCAGTTTAACAAAATGGATACCCGACTTGTCGGACCCATAAGGAGCAATTATGCAGAAGAAGCAAAAGTACAGCCGTATGCCTGAAGACGATAATGAGTTGACCTACTCTCAGGAAATGGCTTCACAACAATCAGAACCAACTGAGGTATTAGATGCTGAAGAAGAAAGTTATAAAAAACGCTATACTGACATTCAGCGACATATTCAAGAAGTTCGCAATCAAAAGGATCAAGAAGTTGCCGCTATTAAACAACAACTCGATGCAGCGACTAGGAAACAAATTAAGTTCCCTAAAACTGATCAAGAGGTTGAACAGTGGAGTAAGAAATACCCTGATGTTGCCAAAATCGTTGATACTATTGCTCAAAAACGCGCTAATGAAGCCTTACGTCTTGGTGAAGAGCGCCTTGCTAAAGTTGAACGGTTTGAGAAAAAAGTAAATAGGCAATCTGCAGAACAGCTTCTTTCTCAAAGACACCCAGACTTTATGGAAATAAAAAAAGATCCTAAGTTCCATGAGTGGGTGGCTCTTCAACATAGTACTATTCAAGACTCTGTGTACAAGAACAATACGGATGCTTCATGGGCGTCTAGTACAATCGATCTCTACAAAGCCCAGACGGGCAAAAGAAAGAAATCTAACGGTGCAGCACAGTCTGTAGGAAGGACTTCTAGTACTACTCCTTCTTCAGGACAGGGGATGAAATTTTCCGAAAGTCTTGTACAGGCAATGTCTGACCGTGAATACGCAGCAAACGAAGAAGCCATAGAAGAAGCAATTCGGACAGGTAAGTTTGCTTATGACATATCAGGGGCTGCTAGGTAAGTGATTTAGGGGGTTGACTAATAGTCAATCTGCCTGTATCCTTCGGATGCGACCTTGGGGGAGCATATATAGTAATTAACTATTGTATAATACTCCCCCCTATGTTATAATGTAGTTGTAATATGATTTGCAGGACACCACTATGTAGTGGTATACCCTGCCCCTTCCAGATAAATATAACAAAGTATACCAGATCAAAGAGGACCACAAAGTTTAGTGATACCCTTAAGTAGTCTGCCACTGAGTTAGTCTTATCTGATCTAGCTACCTCTTCTTATAAAGGAATAGAGGAGGTGTACTAAAAAGCCATTTCATATAGGAGAACAAACAATGGCATTCGCAAAAGCATCAGGTTATACCAACCTTAATTCGGGTAACTTTTCCCCGGTAATATACTCGAAAAAAGTACAAAAGGCGTTCCGAACAGCTTCTGTTGTAGACGCAGTAACTAACACAGATTATTCCGGGGAGATAGCTAACTTCGGAGACTCTGTTAAAATAATTAAAGAACCAGATATCACAATCACAACATATGAGCGTGGTACACAACTAGCAACACAAGATTTGACAGACGCTGACTTTACTATGGTCGTTAATCAAGCAAATTATTTTCAGTTTGCTATTGACGATATTGAAGAGGCCCACGCCCATGTGAGCTTCGGTGATTTAGCCAGTGATCGTGCAGGTTTTAAATTGCGTGATACATTTGACTCAGATGTGCTACATCACATGGCAGGTTTCACTGCAGCAGGTGCAAGACGTACTGCACTTGAAACAGGAAGCACCAAAGCAGACAGCGGAGCAGATAATGATGAATTGCTACCTGCTAACAAATTAGATATCACTGATTTTGGTGGCTCTGATATTGGTGGTGCATCAGAAATCACATCTATTCCAATCGCTGCAGGTGGCGGTGCAGGTGGTATTACTTCACCACTAGCAATCCTAAACCGTATTGCACGACAAATGGATCAGGCTGCAGTAGACACCGACTCAAGATGGTGCGTAGTTGACCCAGTGTTCGCAGAAATCTTGATGGACGAAGATTCAAAATTAATTAATTCTGACTTCGGTGGTGGAGATGAGCTACGAAACGGACGTATGCCCGGACAACTTCGTGGGTTCACAATCTACAAATCCAACAACCTACCTTCACTAGGTACAGGTGCAGGAACTGCAGCAGCAGCAGGTTCAGAAGCTAACATGAGTTTCCTAGTAGCAGGACATTCATCTGCAGTAGCAACAGCGGAGCAAATCGCTAAAACCGAAACTTTCCGTTCGCCTACAACATTTGCAGATATTGTCCGGGGAATGCAGTTATATGGGCGCAAGATTCTTCGTCCAGAAGCTCTATTCACAGCCGCTTACAACTTAGCGTAAGTTATACAGTATCATGGGGGGCAGGTCAACTCTTGCCCCTCAACTAAATGTATTTAGGAATTTTGTATGCCCTCTACCTACATAGACCTATCAAATAAAACTTTGCGAAGGCTGAATGAGGTAGAGATACCTGTTTCGGACTTTCCTAATGTGCGAGGGGTACAGGCATTAGTTAAGGATGCCGTAAAAGCAGCCATAGCAAAAATTAATCAGGCAGAATTTGAGTGGCCTTTTAATGCTGCAGAATTTACACAAACTCTTGTAGCAGGTCAGTCAGAGTATTCTTGGCCTACGGCATTTAAAAAAGCTGATTGGAATACTTTTCAGATTATAAAAAATGAATCTCTTAACACGGGATTTAGTACTTTAAAATACATGGACAGAGATGAGTGGTATGCCACTAGGAGAGATGCTGACTATGAAGCAGGTAATGCAGGAGTAGGCGTACCAGAATATGTGTTTGCCTCTCATGGCACAGGGTTTGGGGTAACCCCATCTCCCAATGCAGCGTTTCAAGTAAGATTTAGATATTTTCTTAACTACACAGATTTATCTATAGCTACTGATGTAACCAGAATACCAGAAAGCTTTGATACTGTTGTAGTAGATGGCGCACTTTATCATATGTATATGTTTAAAGATAATGCGGAGTCGGCACAACTTGCTTTTCAAGCATTTATGAGTGGCCTAAAAGATTTACAAACCTTATTTATAAATAACTATGAGTATGTACGGGATAGCAGGGTAAGGTTCTAATGGCAGACCAGATACAGTCATACAAACTAGTATGTTCTGGTGGCCTTAATAGTAATGAGAACCACTTAGAACTATCAGATAAGTTTTCAGGATCTGCTACTAGACTTGTTAACTATGAGCCTTCCCTTTATGGGGGGTATAGAAGGTTAGAGGGATATGAACTACTAGGTGGAATTGATTCTACTGTAGGCGGCTCAAGTGGAGAAGGCAAAGTACTAGGGGTATTTGTTTATCAAAACGAACAATATGGAAATCCTTACATTATTGCCGCAAGAAAAGATGCAGGGGCAAATACTTACTCCTACTATAAATTTTTAGACAATGTAGGGTGGCAGGTATTTGCTACAGGACTTACCCTAAGTCACACAGTAAGCAGCAGGTCTGTAGAAAAAGTAAGAGGGATAGGATTCTCGTTAGACAGCGTAAATTATATGGCGTTTGCTGATGGGGTAAATAACGGAATATTATTTGATGGTTTAAACTGGACTTTTGTAAGTCCCTCTAATACAGGACAATCGTTTGCTCAAGCAGGTGGGGCGCAGGTTGTAGCAGCCCCAAGTCTAGTAGACTTCTTTAACAACTCTCTATGGTTTGCAGGAGATAGCGCATTTCCTACTAAGATATCGGTTAGTGCAAAAGGAGGTGGAGGTAACATACTTGATTTCGCTACCACTAGTCCAAGCCAAAAAAACTTAGCCCAACAGTTTGAGGCCCCGTTTAAAGTAGTCCAGATAAAGCCTTTTAGGAATGATTTATTTATATTTGGAGCTAACGCTATACAGAAAGCTTTTCAAGGAGAGTTTTTATACGACACCGAAGATGTAACTAAAAACGTAGGATGTATAGCAAGAGACAGCGTAGTCGAGATTGGTGGAGATTTATTATTTCTTGCACCAGATGGGTTTAGACCAGTAGCAGGAACCTCTAGAATTGGAGATGTTGAGTTAGAGTCTGTAAGTAAACCAATACAGGTTTTACTTAAAACTCTTATAGAGAGACAAACCTCAGATAACATTAGTTCTTGTGTAGTTCGTAGCAAATCTCAAGTACGGTTTTTTGTTGGAGATTCTACTATAGATGTTCAAAACTCCTTTGGTATTATTGGAGGCTTATATGATAAAGATGGTTCAATTAAATGGTCTTATGGAGAACTTCTTGGGATTAGAGCCTCTTGTTCTACCAGTGAATATATAAATACCATAGAACACGTTTTGCATGGGGACTTT